GCCCACTATTGAGGAATATCCGCCAACCTACATTTGGCACATCGTGATACAGCTTCACTGGTGATACTTTAAACGCCCCGTAATCGTATAACTTACCCACTTGCAGCACATCAATATTGTTTAACCCCTCCAACCTCTCTAAGAGAAAATCAGCACAAGCAATGCGCAAGGTAGGTCGCTCGGCTTGTAATCGTTGTAAGGTTCGCAACTTTAAATGGTCGCCGTGTTGGTGCGTGAGTAACACAATTTTCAAAGAACGTTTTACTGCTTCTAAGGCTTTGAGAGTAACGCCGCAATCTACCATTATTGCGTTGTTGTAAATCACAGCGTTACCCTTGCTACCTGAACTAATTACTATTGTAGGTATCATTCCCATTCGTTAGTTGTTAAGTTATATATACCTCGTGGGAAGTACTTCATTTCAGGGCATTCATTATATTCAAAAGCCCACTTTAAGCCAAAATGCTCAACCATTACATCTCTGGGGTTTTCGGCTGTTATCTTAATCACACAATCGTGGTCTAATGTTTGCCCATTAAAACGATATACGTGCGATTGTCCTAATGTAAAGTAATGCGTTTTCATAGGCTATAGTTTTTTAAAATCTACTTGATTAGGGGCTTCAGTAGGTGTAAGAGGCTGCGCATTATCGGTAGGTTCGTCTTGCTCGATAACCTCTGCATCTATCACTTCACGACCTTTATTTTCAAAAACCCCTTGTTCTTCTTTAGAATATATAGCCCCTAATTGCATAGGGAACGCTTCACGTAAGGCTTGCACTTTAGCTACTTTACCTATCATTGTAGCCTTTTTCTCATTCCAGCTACTTTGCTTCTTGTCGTATTCGCTAAGATTAACTTTTGCTACAAAAGGCTTTGAGCGGTCTTTTCTGTACACTTTTGCCCACGCTCCTAATATATCATCTGTAGGTAGGTGAAAATTACCCTCAACCTCTATTACCTCATTATTGCGTAATAAGATAAGTCCAGCCTCTAAGCCATCGTAACTCGGATTAGCTTCAGCACGCTTCATTAGTGCCTCTTTGCTGACAATCATTTGAGCAGGATTGTTACCAAACTTGATAAGGTACGCTTCGTTTAGAAAAGGGTTTAAACTATTGTAACGACATATATTTATGAAAGTTACTATTTCAGTATCACTTACAGTTGTATTACCCCTTGTAAGGTAGTTTCGTACTATAGCAAAGTTCATTTTCACCTCTTGCCCAGCAGACTCATATATGACTGTTTTACTACCTAAAGTTTCTACTGTTTCGACAGGTATTAGCGGTTGGTTTGTGCTTTGTTGTAATGCTTTATTTTCCATTGTGTTATAATATTTGAATGTTATTACTAATGATGTACTGTTTTAGGGCTTTTAGTTGTGCCTTTGTACCTTGTACTGTGAAGGTAGCCCGTACAACCACATTTTCGTCTTCTTGTGCTACTTGTGTAGTATCTTGCACTGGTTCAGGTTGCACTGGTGCTGCTGGTTGCGCCTCATTGATTACTTGTGCTGGTGCTTGCAAAGGAGCGACTTCTCTCGCTCTTGCTTCAGCGGCTAATCTCGCTTGCTCTGCTGCTACTCGTTGTGCCTCGATACGTTGTAATTCAGCTTCACGTTGCTGCCTACGGTATTGAGCACCCTGTATCGCCCTTGTAATATCAAGGGTCTGCTTGTAGTCGGTTAGTATCTCAGCCTTAAACTCATCAGGCTCATTAAAACTTTCAATCAGTTGGAGGCTCTTTGACACTTCGCTTACAAAGCCTGCCACTTGCTCTTTAAGGCTCTTATCTGAAGCCGATAGCGTAATATTCAGTGGCAAGCGTTCAAAAATGAGGAAGTCAATACCTTGTGCAGCGCAAAACTCTGTGAAGTAGTCTTTGATACGCCCCCGCTTATCATCTAACAAACGATTTTGCACCTCGTCTATTTTCGATTTCAGCGTACTATCAGCCTTATCGTAATGCACCTTAATATGCTCTTTATACGCTTTCTCAAAGGCTTCATAAGGAGCATTCACCTGCTCTTTGATGTACTTGCGTTGTGTTTCAAAATCATCAAGTTCTTTGTGCAATACAGTGCGGGTGTTTTTAGCACTCTTTAGCGTGTCTTCAGTTACTAACTGGTTGTCGAGGTTCAATTCTGAGATTTTCGCCTCAATTTGTTGCCCTACCGCTTTTATTTTCTCATAGATAATGATAGGGGCTTGTTTCAGTGTAATTAATTCTTCATTCATTTGGTTTATGTTTTTTAAATTATTAATTCTTAAAGAAAAGTGCCGTGCGTTATTGTGATTTAGAAATGTCCAGATTTTAAAAGGGTAGCACGGCACTTATTATTGGTAGAGCCTCTTTGTTTTGTAGGACATTCGGCTAACTGCCTAACATTCTTACTTCAGTTAGCCGAAGCCTACACGTGACAACAAATGAGCGGATTTAAGACATCTTTTTTATTAGTTTGTTAATCTCATTACGCTTGGTGCGAAACTCGTGTAAGAACTCGCTATTGCTAATTTCTTGTGCTTTGTACTCTGGTTTGTTCTCATAAAATACACAGCACCTTGTGTTAATTGAATTGCTACCTACTTCTATAGCCCATAATAATGTAAGTGTATCATTTATAATATTCTTTTCATATATTTTTATATACCAATTAATACTATCATACTTCACTCGGTAGCATTTACCTACTTCTAAGGTTGTTACTTGTTCTTTCATAGTTATTAGATTTTAAAGGTTAAATAAACTGATGCCAATCGTGTGATAACTCTTCGTAATAGTGATTGCGCTCACACTCTTCACTATCTTCTACCAACCGCTCATATTCAGCCTCAAGGATTTCTTGTACATCGAGCCATTGAGCATTAGTAAGGTCGTAATACACAGAGTGCTTGCCCACTGATTTATACACTTCAGCTTCAACGTTTAAAATGCCCCTGTCATAGCACCCCGATAAGCGCATAGTGTAGCAGCCGCAAGTAGATTTAAGATGCCACCACCCCTCGTGGTCGTTATCATTCTCTGGGCGCAATGCCGCTTTCAGTTGTTCAAAAATCGCAGGTTTGATTAATTCTTCATCATTCATAGTATATTGAAGTAATAAGGGGGCTGTTAGCCCTTGTATTAAGGTGTTAAGTTCGTCGTCTATAGGCTTAACATCGCCAATAACAATATTAAACACCTCTTTTTCAGCAGGGGTACAGTCGTTATAACGCTTACCGTTGTAGGTTACGTAGCCATCTTGAAGAAGAAAATGGCTACTTTGTTTGGTCATCTCATTCATTTGTTGTATCTTTGCCATCATAATTGAAAAAAATTAGATTGTTAAACTTAAAGGCGACGCTGTGAAGTGTCGCTTTTTTAATTTGCTGTTTTTCTGAAATCACGCGCCCCAGCGGGTACCGCTCTTACTTTTTTCTGACTTTTCTTTACCAAATCAGAATGGGTAATCTCAAAAGTATTCAATTGTTTCACGCTTATAAGTACATTACCATTTAATGGGTTCTCATTCTTAATTAACCCAAATTCTACCCATTTTCGCATATGATAATTAGATACACCTATATACTTTGCAGCCTCTGGAACACTCAATGACTTATTAGATTGCATACGCTTCTCAATTTCCATATGTACATCTGTAGCAATGTCTTTAACTATCATAGGAATTACACGTTGCATTTCCCACAATTCATCACGCTCACAAGCGCGTAAGTCATTAATCTCTTGGTTTAAATATGCTACTTTACTAATCATAATGCTACTAATTATCAGTTGTTATATCATCCTCCTCAAACGCTTCTTCTTCATTCATTTCCATCACTTCAAGGAATTTATCTCTTACAGCCTCAGAACTTCTATAGAAGCGTGTGTTAGGTTCGTTTTTCCATTTTCGCAGAGTGTCAATACTCCTGCCTACCTTCTTACACAGAAGGCACATCATTTCCAAATCGTTTAACTTTTCTTTTGCTTTGTTTGTAAGTTTCATATTGTTTTAGTACTTTTGCCAAGTCAAAACGGCAGTCGTTTTTACTGCTGCTTTTTACTATCATTTTGACGATGCAAATATACTAACATTTTTGTTAGTGTGCAAATATTTTTGTAAGTATTTTAGTATAAAATACAAACTTTTTTGTAAGTACCTGATTTTCAGAAGTGTTTTTTTTATTATGATTGATGATTTTTTAATAGTAAATATACTAACAACGTTAGAAGAGGGTAAATTTCAAGAGAAGTACATTGAGTTTTATTTAGAAAAACAACGTTACATTAAGAGAACTGTTAAAATAATAGCTATTGTATTTGCTTTTATAGGTATCGTTAGTTGGGAGTTTAATAAATTAGTTTCATCTATTATATTTGTAGCCTGTGCTACCTTTCAAGTGGTATTAGTAGCTGAAGATTTATTATTTCGCTCACCTGAAGAAATAGCAACCATTCAAAAAATATTGTCCGATTATCGAAAATACAACTTAGAAGTATTTGCCGTTGTTACAAAAATAGTAATAAAAAACACTACTAATGAAGATTTAGTAACTGATATAAACAGGCTGCTAAATATTAAAAGGGAAATATTAGAAATAGAGAGTAATATCAATCTAAAAGAAAATAAGAGGCTAATAAAAAAGGCCACTGAAGAAGTAGAAGTATATATGAAACAATTAAATCCAAATATCTATGGAGAACAACAATAAAGATTTAAAAGATGAAAAATCATTAAATCGACGTCAAGAACGTTTTAGTATTCCTTCCAATCCTAAAACTAACACTGATGTTATTAAAGATTTAGCAAACAAACTAAAAGAGGATACTAATAAGAAGTAGGTTATTATTTGAGGTGTTTTCTAAATTTAGCAGCTAAAAACACTCATCCCAAATCAACCGCAATATATATACAATACAAAAAACACCTATAAGATACAACAGGCAAATACCCAAAAAAGGCAAAACCTCCATACCTATGAAAGTTATAAAGTTTTTAAATTGATAGAAATAACATTTAAAATCATCCATAGTGTTTAACATTTAAATTTTTGCAAAGATATGAAAAATAATTCAAATACAAACAATAATGAAAGTAATATACTTTCAGATGTTTCAAAAAAGATAGATGAATATCTTTCAAAAAACAATATAACCCCCTATGAGATGGGGAAAAATACAGGGGTTTCTCAGGTTACAATTGGACGATATAGAAAAGGCACTTCTACCCCAACGGGTAAAAACCTTGAAAAAATACTCAATGTGTATCCTGATTTATTAGGGAATGATAGCAATTACCCTATAAATGTGCGCTTCCTTGAAGTATATGAATACCTTAAAAAGGCATATCCTGATTTTTCAGCCGAAAAAATTAATATATCACAAGAAGAGTTTGATGATATAAGCAAAGGTAAAATAAAAGTGCCTATTATTAAGGTTATAAACATTCGTGATAAGTACCCTGAAATTAATACAGACTACATTATTGCTAATTATGGCAATATTCTAAATACCGTTATTGATTTTGACAAAATAACAGACAAAGTCCCTAATGGAAATTTAAAAAATAAAGAATATCATAACAAAATACAAGTGAGAGTTGTATCGACCAAAGCACAAGCAGGTTGGAGTGAAGGATACTACAATGATGAATATTTAGATGATTTGCCTATAATAACTATAGAAGCCGATGATCCACATCGTGGTAATTATTTAGCATTCGAAGTTTCAGGCGATAGTATGGAACCTGACTATATTGCAGGAGATATTGTCATTTGTCGTGAAATACAGCGACACCTATGGCAGTTCCCTCTACACATTAAGGACTGGGATTTTGTCATAGCACACGCTACTAATGGCATAATGCTTAAAGAAATCATCAAACACGATGCTGAAAAAGGCATTATATATTGTCATTCTATAAATCCAAAATATGAAGATTTTAAAATCAACCTGAAAGAAGTACGTTTTCTATACAATGTAGTTGAAGTAAGACAAAAAGGTCGCTCTAAACGCTCTAATCGTGCAAAAGATTTTCTATAATACTAAAACATAACTAAAATGAGTTTTCTTTTAATATTAATAGTTTGTTTCTTTGTAGGGTTACCTTTTTATTTGGTATATTTGCTCATTAAGTCTAAAAAACGACAATATTTTGTTATACAATCAGCAACAACTACAGGGGCAACAAACAGCAAAAACCAACAAAATGAAAAAACAGAAAAAGACCCCTATATTGATGCCCTTATTTTAAAACCAAAACAACAAAATAAAGTCAATACCAGTCCATATATTGAAGGATTGATGGGAATAAGTATAGTCGATATTAAACGGCAAAATGATAAATTCAATTATTTAACAATAAATATATTCATTAAAAATCTATCCGATAAATACCTAAGTGTTAGATTAGCAAACGCTTATTACATAACAAGTTCAGGAGAGCAAATAAAAGGGAGTGTGCGAAAATTAGAGATAGCAGGAATAGACAATAGCGTTATTATGCCCTTTCTTAAAATACAAGCCCCTATATACTTCTATGACCAAATCAGAGAACTTTATGAGAATGATATACTTTTAGTTCAAATTTTAGTAGGCGACAAAGTATTTGCACTATCGACTAATATTCGTAATTCAAAATAAAATTACTATGAGTTTCTTAAATAGCCTATTCAAAGGGTTTATCAGATCCGCTGTTAATCAAGTAGGGCGTGATGGTGGTAAAGTTATAAGCAACCAACTCTACGGCAATGCCCACGCCGCACCCGTTAGGGTGTCTCAAAATCAATCACAAACCATACATTTCGAAAGTACATCAGACTACATCGAACCTATAAATGCAGACAATATCCCCTATAATTTCCGCTCAATGGCTGCTAAAGACAATCTAATACCTAAAGCCATCGCCTACCTACTTTTGTGCGTATTTATACCCTTTATAGGCTCTCTTTATACTTTCCTGAGAGGACGTGAATATTCAAAAAAACGTGATGCAGAAATATACGGCAAAGAAATAGCAGCAATCAGCAAAGCAGACCGTAGATACTCATCAGGGGTTAGAGTAGAAGGCTACAGAGAACGAACTGTAATAACAGGGTACGCGCCCGCAGATAGTGCTCACTTAAGATACTTCAAAACAAAAGGGAATATTTATAAAGTAATATCCATTGCTGTTATAATATTCTACATCATATTTGCATTTACCTACAAATAAAGAAAAAGCCCGTGCATACACTCGCACGGGCTTCTTTCAGAAAAAACTAAAACCGAAACACCTTATACCGCCAACCAATCCACATAGCCAGTAGCACAACTGCTATCCACCACCATCTTATTACTATTCCTTTCACCTCTTTTGTTTTATGAAGAATAGTCGTCTCAGTGCTTGTATATCGTCTTTCGTCTTTCCTATCTATAATCGTATTACTAAGGGTACTATTCGCCTCTATTAGGCTATTAGAAAGGCTGCTTTTGCCACTTATCTTCACCTTTCCACCTGTTACCCTTATAGTTTCATTATCACCGTCCCTAATGCGGTAATAAGTTACCTCCTGCGCATTCCCCACACTATCCTTCTCACTCTCAATCTCTACCGACCAATCCTGAAAAGCCAGAAAATCCAACTGCTGAAGCCTTTGCGACAATACCAGCGCACTGTCTTTATAGTGTATAAACCGTTCCTTTTGCACCTTGTGCTGATGCTCACTTGCTATCTCTTTGCGAGTCCTACACCCCACAAGGGACAGAAACGCCAATAATAACCATACTATCCTAACCATAACTTTCTAACATTTTAATTGTTTTCTTAAGCACTGTAGCATAATCAGGAGCCGTAGCATACCCTGCCTTCGCCACTTCTTCAGCAAACTTATAAGGGTCTGCTTTTACTAACAACGCCTTTGCATATCTTTTGTTCCTAAAAAAGAATTGAGCGTGGTCAGTAAAACCCTCCTCTACAGTGTAGTACTTCATAAACCAGTCCTTCACCCTATACAACCACTTCCCATCAGGTCTTTGTGTAATGCTAATAATCTTCGGAAATTTTTGAGGGTTAGAAGTTGGTGTATCTAATACCTCTGTAGTGAGCAGCAATTGCTTACTATCAGCAGGCGTGCCGCTTCTTGCCTTCACTCCAAAAAAGTTATATCCAGGGGCTCGCTTCCCCCAAGCACTCTCCAAAGCAGCCTGTGCTAAAATGAACAAATGCGAAATGCCCGTTTTGCGTTCACTTTCCAGCGCAAACGGCTTATAAGTCTGTATAAATTCTTTTGCTGTCATAATAATTAAGTATTAGTATTTTCACTCTCTTCTGTTAGGTCAAACATTTTAAAGAATTTCTTGTTTATAATCTTCAGCAGCACCCGTGCAAACTTAAACCCTAAACAATCTAAGTTTTCCAATAGGCTCACTACCAGCTGCCATATAATAGCAAGCAATACCACCCAGTACAACCAGTGAAAGGGGTCGAATTCAAAATCGCCTAACGCTGGGAAGCTAATATTAGCCGAGAAGGTATGCAGTACATATATCAGCACCAAGTAAGTAAGTATCTTAAGCAGCATACGCCCGATTTTGCGGCTCTCGTGTCGTTCCCCACGCTTAAACGATGCCTGTACGCCTGTTAACCACTCGAAGAGTATCAGCACCACATAAGCCGCAAGGAATAAGTGATTGAAGCCAAAAAGGAAATGAACCAAACCTATAAAGGCTGAGACTACCACATCAACCGCAATAAAATTTACTGAAAATATATGCCCAAAACTTGAGTTAATAAAGTCTCGCCAACCGGTGAATCCAAATCCTTGTAAAATGTAGTTTATCATTGTTTATTTAAATTGTATTTTAATTTCTAAAATTTCATCTCGCATTATATCTCTGCTGCCATTAAACTCAATAATAGCAGTAGCATCATCTACATATTCACTTATCTTTGATATGTTGCAGACTTGATTGTTAATATAAATGTTAAAACTTTTGCTTTTAAACTCTTTTAATCGTCTTTTAGTTTCCGCAGCGTCCTCGTTTACAGAAAATGTAACTAAAAATTTATTGGGAATGTATTTTATTATCTTATTTGCAGGATATCCTGGTTGTGGTTTATTCTCTTCTACATCAGGGTCAACCTTAAATCTAAATATTATCCCTTTATCTATAATATTTTTACTTACTAATTTTGAAAAACAAGGACTTCTGTCTATATTTATATGACTTCTATAAGAAAAACCATTAGTAAATCCACTTGTCATATATAATTCGTAAGGAAATCTTTTACTTACACCCCAATCAAAGAAATGTATTGCATTCATAGCTTCTGTATATGTTTAATTATGGGATAAGGGATAAAGGCTGCTACTATATCGTACCAGTCGATGAAGGTACGCTTAATGTACTTGTCGTATAGCTCCTTGCTAAGAGCCGCGCATAACAACACTGAGAAGGCACTGCACAATGCCTGCCATACATTGAGCAATATTAGCGAGGTAACAAATGCAAGTAGGAAAATAATATTCCCCCATTTGCTGTGCTTTAATTTGTCTTGTCCTTGTAAATTTTGTAATATATTTTTCATATTGAATTGAATTAAACGTTTCTTATATCAATGTAACAATCATTGTTGTATATACTTACTACCGCTGTACTGCCCTTTTTTCCGTTAAAAGCGTTATCACCAGTATAGATAATGTTTTTACCTGCACAAGTAAAAGTAACAGCACCCCCGTCAAAAACCTTACGAAAAGAAGTACTACCCATATTCTCTATATTCTGCAAACCAAGTATACAACTTGCCTTAACGAATATAGTGTCATTCTGCTGGGCTTTGGGGACAACAATACTTGTACTTGTTTCGTACCCTGTACGGGTTATCTCACGCATTAAATTTTCGGTTCTAACAAAATCTTCAGGGGCTGGCGACCAATCAGTGGGGGTGTTACCATATTCAATTTTAAAAGATGAAACATAAACTTCCTCTATGTGTTTGCTACCACCCTCATAATAAAACTCTACAAATCCGTTATTTCCGATGTTTGATGTAACTATACGGCTATTTTTGCGAATGGCGTATTTATGCCACTTTCCATCAGAAATTAAAGCATTGCCATTTACAAACTCCACACTATTGTCAGAAATACCTATGAATTTTATATTTTGTTTGGTTGTTTTTGCCCAAAATGAAATAACCATTGGTCTATCTTCAAATGTTGTTTTACACTGAAAACCTTGCCAATTGTATATTAGTTTCATAACATTATTACCTCTAAATGTTTCAGAAACTATCCCTACATTACCTGCATAATTAGCCTGTAAATAGAAAGGTTCTGTTTTTAAGGAAAAATTAGATGTTCCTCTCAAAAGATTTCTTCCCCCTACCTGTATCTCCTCAATTGCTGTTTTAATACTCTCAGTAGTAGCGAGGTTATTAGGTTTTCCGTCTATATTATCCCAGTTGTGCCTATGCGTGCGATACGCATACTCGCTATGGGTATGTGTCTTAGGTGAATATTGTTCATCGTGATTGTGTCCTATCAATGAATAACGACCATCTAACGATACACTAATCTCATTGCCATCGCTCTTTACTCCTGTAAGAACTCCAGTGTTTTCATTGAAGTTCAACGAGTTCATATTCACATCAGCAAGAGGTATATGGTCGTTATCTTTAAAAGGGGCTTGCATTACAGTGCTGTCGGCAAATGTTATAGTAATTATCTTAT